TTTACATAGTTTTGTATAAAGTATAAAGGGTCTTTAGAACACTTTTCAAATTCTATAATTTGTTCTTGTGTAAACTCTACAGTTACGTTTACTTTTTTAAGATTCGGATTACCTAGATAGACTTCATTCATTAATTATAATTCCTTCTATATGTGTATAACCTAATTGTATTGCGGCCTGTATTCGTTGATTGCCTCTCCATACACTATATTTCTTCTCAACAAAGTTAACACCATTAGCACCTAATCTTAAATTTTTAGATTGTTCGTGTTTCATTACTTCAATAGGTTCTATCATATCTTCACCATTCAATAACTCTTTTAAAGGAGCCATTCTATCTATATAAGTTAAATCACTTATCTGAAATATCTGTTTCTTCGGATTTAATGATTGTGCTTTTAATATTTTCATTTTCTCTTTTCAACATTTTTTGTAATTCAGCAGTAGAACCTACAAACAAAGCATTTTTAATATTTTGATTTGCAGTTTTAGGTAAGTCTTTTAAATCTTTTAATTTCTTTTGTAAGTCTTGTAACTTATCTACTGTTTGTGCAACGTTAGTAATTAACTGGCCTGCTACTTCGTATGCTCTTGGATGTTGGCCTTCTTTTGCAATTTCTAATATGCCTTCAATTGCTTCTTGGCCTTTTTGTATAAGATCATAATAATTATCTCTACTATATTTGTAATCGTTATCTACATCAGATTTGTTTGTATCTTCTATTCTAGGAACAGAAGGATTTTCTACCTTTATTAAAGACTCTAGCGTGGGCTTATTATCAGGTTCTATGCCAAGTATTTCGTTTACTTTATCTTCTAGTTTTGTCATAATTAAACATCAGTATCAGTCGTTGGGTTATACTTCTTACTGTCTGTAAAAGAAGTAATTGTTGTTGTAAATCCAAAATCATCATCTGCATCAGCCGTAGTAGGGTCTGGCACTACCACAATTCTTTCTTCTCTTTTTGCCGTTGTTGTATTTGTATCAGTGTAAATATCTGACTGTACAGTTTTAATAACACCTTGATTGGACATAGGCCCAAACAAATATGTTTTGGCAGTAAAGTTTAAGGTATATATAACGGCCCTACGAGTCGTAAAATCACCTGAATAACTATCTTCATATGATAAGCTATTTAAAATTATAGGTATATCTCTTTTAATATTTAAAGCAGGTACAACATTTACAGTTACAGTATAATCAGGTTGAAAGAAAGGAAGTATTTGTTCTACTATTTGTAAACCATTTTCAGCAGTGGCAGTAAATGCATATAAATTTAAACTTATATTATAAGGTACAGGTACATAATTAAAATTAAGAACTTTGCCAGCTTCACCTGTTTTAACTTGTTTAAATTTTTGTACTCTTGTTAATTTTCTTGTAGCGTCATATGCTAAACCAGAAATTTCAAATCCTAATCTAGGCAATGTAATCGCAAAACTACGATCATCTAAATCTGGTTTTTGGTCAAGTCTAACTAAAAACTTTTCTTTTGGTGCATAGGCTAAAGGTACTTTTAATCTTTTTGTTACGGCACCTGTACTTGAAGTTGATTGAATAACAATGTTATTAAATAATTGACCAAATGCAATTATTATTTTTCTCATTCCTTCGTTGTAAAAAAAATTACCAAACATTAGTCAATTTCTCCAAATGGGTTTCTTTCTGTAAAGTCTAATATATCATCAGTTACAGACTGTGTATCAAAACCAGCTTCTGTATCTAAATCTAAATTTTGTGCGTAAGTAGATTGAGTGGCCACCGTTGTTGTAGTTGTTGCTTCTTCATTTAAGAAGAAATTAGCTTGACCAGATGACTGATCTTGTTCTAATTGTAAAGAACCAGTTTCATTCTCTAAAGTAAATCTATTGTTTAGTAGATTTAAAGAGTAATCAGTTTCTTTATCATCTATTTCTGTAATGCCTGTATTTAATTCTTCTGAACTGTATTCCCAACGTGTTACTCTTAATTTATAAACTGGTAGATTACCTAATTGAAAAAATGGCTCTTGATCTTCTACAAACTGTATTTCAAAAAAACTATTCATTAAAGGAAAATATATAATATCTCCTTCATTAGGACGGCCTTCTACAATCTGTGTCATTGGATTATCTACTTGATTTTGCCAACTTCTTTTAGAAATAACAAACGTTGTATCTTCTCTTATTTCTAATCCAAACTTATTAATTAATTCTCTTTGACCTGCAAATCCTTCAGACGTTTCAAAATACATTTCAATTAAATAACTGTCGTCAAATTTACTAGATGTATCTTCACCTAATATTAAATCTCTATTGACTAATGTTCTTGGTAAATAATAGACATCGTGGCCATATATCTTTAGGCCTTCTACAATTAAATCTTCGTAAAGTGTTTTTTCAGCTTGATTGCCAATACCTTGGCCGCCTTGAAAATAATGATTTACTGGCATAGTATTAACCTACTAAAAATGCTGGTGCTAATTCAAAACTATCTCTAATTTCTTTTTCTAATTTTTCAACGTCTGTAATTGCATCAGTATAAATTTTTTCACCATTTAATTTAACTCCGCCAATCATAGTTACTCCATCAAATTTACTTAGATTAGCTCCCCATTGTTTTTTAAATAATGCCGTAACATATCTTTTTAACCATTGGTCATTAAATACGTCTGTGTATGTTGTTGGATCTAATTTACGATAACAGTCTATAATTAAAAATTCTCCAACTTCTAAATCGTGTACCCAATCCATATCAATATACAAACGATTATCGTGTTGTTGAAATCGTATAGGTTTTATACCTACTAATATTTGATCTAAGAAATCTAAATGTCTTAACACCATATCATAATTAATAATAGATGTTGAAGCAAAATCATAAAGGTCATTTAAACGTAATTGGTATCTTACGTCAAACATATTCATACTAGCTTTATCTGAAAATGGAAATATATTAGTTACACCAATAACTGTTTCAGGAACTATTAAAAAATTGTTTCCTTCATACCAAGTAGATGAAACGGAATTTTTAGTTGCTGTTTCTGTTGAACCTAAAGACGCTTGTAATCTGGCTTTATCTTCTGATGTAACTTGATACTTTAAATATGTTCGTCTAATACCATCATAGTGATATTGAGCATAAAATTGTAAGGCTTCGTCCAGTCTATCTTCTAACTGGTCGTCATCAGCATTAATCTCTATAACTGGTTTACCTAATGCTCTTAAAGCATATTGTTTAAGTGTTTCTCGTGTTGCTGGAGTTGCCATAATCTCTACTATTTATAATAATAGGATTAGAACTTATATCGTATTGTCGCTAATAATTGAGGGTTATAATCTTTATAGACACCTGTATATACTGATGTTTGTTCTTTATCGTGGTAATACAAACCAAACTCTAGGCCAGCTCTTTTATCTGGTCGTTTGTGTTTATCATCTTCTGTATGTATATTGTAAACAAGTCCGTAATAGTTACCTGTAAATCCTAGGTCATCATTTTCTGTTCTATGAACAGTACCATAAATCTTTTCATTAAAACTATACAATACACCATAGTCATATCTGTTCTTATCAGCAAAACCTGTATCTTTATCGTCCCAAACTTCTGCACCCCATATTAAAGGAATATCCCAACGATATAAACTGCCACCTAATGACCAGCCTTGTTGTGTTCTTTCATTAAAACTAGAAACACTTGTTGAACTTTTTGGATTTTTAATTTGCATATAAGATAAATCAGCATAACCAAAGAGTCCTACTGTTGCACCTGTATATAAAGCATCTCTTTCGTTATCCCAACCTACAACTAAACCTAATGGTAAATCATTTCTTAATCTATATGAATCAAAATCAAATTGTTCGTCCCAATTAAAACCACCAATTGCAAGAACTGTTTTCTCTCTATGGTCTAACCTTGAATTTGTTTGTGTAATAATTAATGGTGCACCTACTTTAGGTGTCTTAGCAAAACCTAAACGTTGTGCGTCTGTTTCACCAAGATATAATCTGTAATAGTCATTACCAAATCCCATTTGTTTTTCTTGTACCGTATTGTTTAGAGTAGTATCAAGTGAATAATAAGTATCATATAACATTGAAGCACCAGTCCAATTTACATAATGATTATTAAACTTATGTGTAATGCCTATTTGTAATTCAGCTCTTGAGTCTAAACCACTATCGTAAGTACGGTCATCATAATAACCTTCAACTTCACCTGTAATAAAAAGGCCTTTAGGTATTGATAGTTTGTTTGATTCTAATTGACTAATTCTCTTTTCTAAATCAGATATTTTTTTTTCATCTGCCATTACGACTGAGGACAAAAACATCAAAAAAATAATAATGTATTTCATATTAAGTATTTATCTTCGGAAAAAGATGGTCTCTATTAAAGGCTATTACATCTTCTTCTTTCAAACCTAAAGATAACATAACTCTAGGTGTATGTGGGTTTTGTTGTTGATATTCACAGTAGTAATTCTGTGCCTTTATAACATCTTCTTGTTTTGAGTCATTTTTGAAATTAACAATTTTATCTAAGTAGTTATGTAAATTACTTTCGGCCATTGTTGTGACTTGGAACAATTCTTCTTCTGTTTGTATATTACCAGCGGCAATCATACCACCACTAAAGATGGCCTTTGCCCAATCTGGTAACTCTCTCTCTTTACTCGGTTTATACCATTTTGTTTCATTGATAAACCAATTCGTTAATGGATGTTCTTTTTTAAGTAATGGTGAAAAATCGTGGAATGCACCTGTTACTTTATTCTTACCTGCAATTACATCAAATCCATATATTGGGCCACCATTTGTAAGGCCAGGAAATAAACAAACGTGCATCATCCATAAACCTTTAGTATCTCTCGCATCAACCACATCAACGTGTGCTCGTCTTATGTTATCATTTTTCCAGGTACGGTTAACCCAACCTTCTTTATTAAATTGTTTCATACCTTCTTCAAAGTATTCTGTACAATTTAAATCTAATATGTCTATGATATTATTCTTGCACTGTATAAGATTTTCCCAAATCATTCATTTCCTTAAATAGTTCTGTAGCATATTCAAAACATAATTTAGCTTCAGCGACCACGTTTATTTGATACGTGTTCATATAGTTATTTATTAACTCTCTTACAACTCTTTTTGTTTCTTCTGGTTTTAAAAATACAAGATATGTATTTGGGCCAGGTGTTTTTCTTTTTATCATTTGTCCACCATATAAATCTCCCATATGTCTTACATAGATATGAGCATATAATTTTTCGGCATCGCTTTTAATTGTATCTAAATGATAAACATATCTTAATGTGCTATCTGTGATGTGAGGTTTTTCTGGTTTGTTCCACAGTGAACGAAAGTCGTGGTCTATTTTTTGTGCTCTGTCAAGGCCAGGTGTTTGTCTAAACAGGCCGTTTTCAAAGGCATACTTTTCTAGTGTTGAATAACACTGTAATAGATTAAACAAATATGTGGCATAAAGGTCTGGTGGTATTTGGCCAGACATAAGAGTTTGAACAAAAGGCTCCGATTCGGCCTTTCTATGTTCTTCTAAAGTGTATTCTTTAATATCACTCATTTTTTTAACTCCTCATAGTTATCAGGATTTCTTATAAACAATCTCATACCGTACATATCATCTTTAATATCTAAAGTTTTAAATTTTATGTCCTGATATATTTCGTCTGCAATTAACCATCTAGGCATTTTAGGTCCTTTAATATCCATTAACCAATAAAAAACATTTCTTTTGTCAGAAAAGAAAAAAAAATATTCGTATTTAAATTGTGAATCAAAAAGGTAACAATATCTTTTACCTCCACTTTTTTTAAATTCGTTAGTAACTTCCCATTGTGCATCAGAAGTTAATCTAATTATATGTGGAATTCCTGGTTGTTCTTCGTATCTATAAGCCATATTAAATAATTAAATGATTACTACATTCAGGATCGCCCATCTCTCCTTTGACAAACGTATTAAATGAAATTGTAATTCTATCTTTATCACTTTTATTAGTATCGACATCGTGGACCATAGATGATGGAAATATAACCAATCGGCCAACTTCATTTACTATACCTACCTTTGAAGCTGTATAAGGATTGCTACCTTTTTCGCCATTATAAAAAGCAAAATTTCCAAAAGAAGTCCTATCATCATATCTATAAAAATAAGTAGGACAAGTATCTCCTTCTACATAATATATACAACTAAAAATACTGTTAGGGTGCATATGAGTATGGTGAGCCGACAAAGGAGGGTTTCTATTCATCCAAGATTGTGTTATATAAAAATTTGTTTTATCACTAGCTCCTAATTGTTTGGCAAATGCAGTAACATTAAGTAAACACCATTTTTTAAAATCTTCCATAATTTTATCTTCTAAAATATCTTTTTTAATAGTTATAAAATTATTTAATTTATTTTTTAACAGTTTTAAATTATTTAAATAAGTTAATTGTTCTTTTGTTAAAGTATATTTGTTATCAGATTTATATATGGGAGTTGCAAAAATAGCTTGTATCATAATTACCTTTTAAAAAAATTTCTATACAGTTTTTGTACTAAATGTCTTGTTGTTGAGAAAGAGAAAGTTTTACAATACTTTTGAATATTAGTCCATTGTAAATCTTTTTTATTTGCAGTTCTAACCTCTAGGTTAAATGTTTTTTCAGACAAAGGAATAATATGCATTAAAGGCGTTCCCGCTTTAATTAAAATTTCACCTTCTTCAACGTTCCAATTCATTTGAATATTTAGTTCACTGGAAAGACTAGAATCTAATATGCCACTTGTTGATTCATAATCAAAATGGTCAGGATAACTTATAGGTAAACATAAAAATTTTAAATTTTCAGGAACAATAACATTCCAAGGCGTATTGATTTTTACTATACTATTAATCGTACCTTTTCTTTTTGGTATGAAATTGGTCATTTCTTCATTATGTGTATCTATAAACTTTATATCACTTAAAGTACTGAAACTATTATCTGCCACTGTCCAAGAAAATCCTGGTTTATTTTTTTCAGTTTTTATATAGATGTCATACCACATTGGTACGATATAACCTGTTTTAAATAAATCAAATATTCCTGGACAATACGATAAATGAGTAAAACGGCCAGTATCATTATTAACAATGTTATTTTTTTTATTTACTAAATCTTGCATTGCTGCTTTTGTCCAATTAGGTCTATAATTCTTAGCTTCAATAATAGGATACGCTTCTGCAACTCCTGGTATTGTACTAAAAAATTCTATTGTTTTCATATTTTATTTAAAACAAAAATGCCTAATCCATTCCAGTAATCATTTTTATCTTCACCTTTAGTAAATATTTCTTCTTTAAATAATGTTTTTAGTTTTAAATCTTCTATTGATTTGAAAGTAGCATCTCTTACTTGTAACCAGTTCCAGTCATCAACAACGTACACAAAAGTGTTATCTATTTTTTCGTAAAATTTATTTAAAAAATTATAATGGCTTTCATATGTATGTTCTATATCCATAAAAATAACATTACTTTTTAATGAAATTTTATTTAAATCGGTTTCAAAAACATTACTATCTATTATATTTACTTGTTTATTTAAAACTAAATCTTTGATATTTCTTAAAAATATTTCTTTATTATTTCCTTTTTCACTATTAATATTTACATTACTATCCATTGGTATTATACTACTTTCCGAGAAATTGTCAATAGCAGTGGCCACCAAATCGTTTCTTTCTACAGCAGCTGCAAATATAGAACCTTGAAAAACACCAGCTTCTAAGTATTTACAATCAGGTAATTCGCACAAATTGTTAATAAAGTGTTTTACCTTTTCAGAAGTTAGGCCTGGTAAGTTTTTAGTTTTTTCACTTATCTTTGAATCATTGTTTTTAGATTTTATTAAAGCATTTTTAACAGTATCAATTAGATTTACACTATTATTTTTTTCAACTATTTTATCACAAACATTACAATCCCAACAATCAAATTTACAATTTCTTATAGTTGTTTTCCAGACATCAATTCTTTTTTGTGCAAATTTATTATCTTTTATAAAAACTTCAAAATCGGTGTATAGTATTTGTTCATTATTGGCAAATTTTTCTATGATTTTTAAAGACTCAAATAAACGTGAAACACTTTCACGGCCGTGCATTTTTATAACATCTATATAAGTTAACAATCTATCCCATTCATCCTTAAACGGAGGAAAGTTTGCTATACGCCAATGATATGCTGGGTCTTGTTCTTCCCATTTAGGGCAAGAGAAATAACTTATATCTGTTTGAAAGTAAGTTGGTTGATTACCTTTACTTCTTGTATTGTTATATAAAAAATGTTCATCTTGTACAGGACAATTTCCCCAACATCCTTCATTTGCAAGTAAACTATATTTAATATCTACACCTAATTTTTCTTTACAATACTTCTTAACGTCTTGCATCCTTTTCAAAGTATCTTCATCTCTCATTAAATCTCTATCAAAGTTTATATAATGAAAGCCAGCTTCTACTTGTTTTATAACTTCATTAGCTCTTTGTGTGTTTCTTAATATTGTATTCTTAATTAAAACGTCTGGATATTCTTTTTGAAAACGGCCTGTAAGCATCCATAAGGTATGAGGTATTGTAACTATACGTACACCTTTATCATACAACCTTTTAAAGTTTTCTATAAAGATAGTTAGATTTTCACTTGTAGGAGGTACTTCAATATTATTAAAAGTAGCAGACAAAGGTACGCCTGTTACCTTTGGTATAATAAAAGCGTTTTCGTTTAATAAATTAAATTGAGTTTCGTTAAAGACATCTCCCATAGCGTCTTGTGTAAAAGGAGGTATTCGACTCGTAAAGTAAACATCATAAATTAAATGTTTATATTTTTTAAGAAAATTTAAAAAATAATCAAACTGATCTGGTGTTAATTTAGGATTTAAAGGTACACTAAACATAATATAAATTCAATTTCTAAAAAAGAAACTGACTAGAACTGTATTTTTAAAGCAGGAGGTCCTAACTCTGGTTCAGCTGCCATTTGTTGAGCAGAAGCACCTATACCCAATTTCGTATGTCGCCATCTATGACAAGAAGCCATATCAGTTAAAGCATCTACTTCATCTTCTAAAGCTTTTTGTTGACCCAATAAAGTAGCGATTGAACTATTAAAACTTGCAACTTTAGAATTAATTTTTTCTACAAGTTGAGCAACCGTTATACCTCTAGCTGTGGCTAGTGTTGTTAACATAGGAACGCTAGCAGAATTATTAGCAGTATATTTTGCTGCTTCTTCTTTTTGTTGTTCTAACGATAACTGTTCTAATACTGAATAATTTTTTCCTAATTCTTTTACTTTATCATTAAATCTATCTCTAATATATTTTTTAAAAAGTATTTTATTAAAATTAACACCTGCTGCAAAATCAGCATCAGTCATATCATATCTAACCTTAGGAGCATCTTCAGTACTTGTACCTAGTTTTAAATTAATATATCCTCTATATGCGTCAGCGAAAATAGCCGACTTAGCTTGTGCGTGTGTTAAAACATCCGCATTTAATTTTTGTAAATCTAGTCTTGCATCTTGGTATTCGTCTAATATAGAAGATACAGTATACGCACCATAACCTGCGTAACTTTGTAACCAGCCGATGCCTGAAGCATCTTTAATTTTTAATAATACGAATAGTTTAGCCATTTGTGTTATCCTTAATATCGTTATACTTACTATTTATAAGAGTATTATTCTTACTTATATCACTTTCTAATAAATTTTCAGATATAAACTCATTACTAATACCCATATGTAGCATTCTTTCTTTATTTACTGGATTTATATAACCTAGTTTTAAATCATTTATAGCTTTTTCAGTTAATAATCCCATACCTGTACCTACTCTTACAGTATAATCACTTGTCAAAGATAAACATTCTGCTATATCTTCTGGTGACATCATCGCTATAGCATCCATATTTCCAGTACCTATTTTACCATAAGCTAACATTTCCATACTTGCCTGTTTAGCCAATTTAGTAATCCAATGTTGTCTTTCTAATTTTTCTTCTAATTCTTCGTTACCAAAAATATCCATTATTTTTGTTCCATCAGATAAAACGGCAGCAGGACTGTTTAGTAAATCTTTAACTATTTTCAATATTCTATTTTTTTCTTTGTTAGCACTTACAAGAGCATCTTCGTGTCTTTTTAAATCTTTTTTAATATTTAATAAATCTATTTCAATATATTTTTTTTCAATTTCGTTCTTAGAATTTTTTAATTTTTGTTCTTCAACTAGTTGTTCTAAATTTTTTCTTTCAATTTCCCATTGTATATGTAAATAAGAATCTTGTCTAATTCTTAATTCTAAAAACAATTGTTTTAATTGATGATAAGGTGTAACTTGTGACTGACCAACAAAGTGTTTTAATTTAAATTCAGCAACAGAACTGTCAACATTAGAGTTAGCAAATTCGATTAATTCTTTATCATCACTAACATTTACTCTTTCACTATTTTTCATTTTATTCTCCATAATTTATTATTATTTATACTAAATTTTTTTATGTTCTCCAACCACAGTGTCCTGAAGATTGGCCACCATTCGCTGTAGGTTGTAATCCTCCTACATCTGTTCTAGTGTTTGTATGATAATATTGTAACCAAGTTCCGTTATTTTGAGCACCATCATAATTACCTATCATATATCCCCAATCTTGTCCCATTGTAAAGTTTTCTTCACCGCAGTTTGCTCGATATTTTGAAAAAGTATCTACACTTGAATCAGTTACTAAATTCCAAGTTCTCAAATTGTACCCACCACTGTAAGAACCTTCGTTACCACAATAACCTAATCTTATTTTAGTTGGCATACCTTTTTGT